TCATCGGTACCGTCGCCGGTACGGATTCTCGTAGAAGCCGTCTGGCCTGTCGACCTGGAACATGCTCGGGGCCAACCATAGAGTCATCGTCACGCTCGACATCTCGTTGTCACTGAGCACGTCGATCTGCACAACGCCGATCCAATGCGAATCGTGCGTCCGCATCCACGCAATCTGGTACCCGCGCATCCACTCCTCGATGCGTAAGCCCTCCGCACGCACCGTGATGTTGCGGTTCCGCACGCCTCCGCCGACGCTCTCCGGCAGCGCTCGGCGCATGTTGACGTACACCAGGCGGTAGACCCGCTTAAGCGTCGGGAACCGCGGACTGCTGGCCCATCTCTCGAACACGTGTTCGATAGTAAGATGTGAGCGCCTCTACTTGGAAGCAGCCGCAACGGTTAGCGGCGAGACCGTGTATTCACGCCTTGCTGGATTGGCAGTCGGGTACAACGTGGTTGTTGGTGATCGAGTGCAGGTACCAGACGTTACTGACTCGTGCCAGCTCAAATGTGGCCTCCGACGCAGCCGGGGCTTGAACTTGAGGATCGCTGATTGCCCGCTGCGTGACCGACGTGTACGTGTAGCAGACAGCCAGGGTTGCGGTGGGGGTGCTCAGTGCAATCAGGGATGCGGCGGCGAGATTCAACGGGCCGGTTGCGTAGCTCTCGACTTCGTCGGTTTCTTTGTTGCGGCCCACTGTCCCTAGCGATCGCACATCTTCAAAGAGCGTGTTCCATGCTGTCCCATCCAACTGCGGATCAACGATTGCCACGTACCGACGGTAATTGGGACTGCCTTGCCCAGGTGCGCGGTAGCCTTCCACGGCTGGCCATATGTCCTTGGTGAACCTCGCAACTACTCCGTCGGTGTCGGGTGTGGAAATCGTAGACGTGCTCGCGGCGGGCGATGCCTCGGGCTCCTTCGTTGCGGTGCAGCCCGCCACCACCGCGACAGACAACAGTAGTGTGAAAAGCCTTGACAGTGTCACGGATTGAGCCTCAGCACGTCGGTTATCCGCCCATCCCTGTTTGCATTATCGATGCGCACTGGCACCCCAGAGTAAGGCGCGTCAAGCATGAATCCATTGCCGACATAGACGCCCGTATGCTCGGTGCCACCATTGAAGAAGACGAGAATATCGCCGACCTGCGCCTTAGAGCTGATTTGCGCGGACGGGATCTGTACTGCGTCAGGAACTTTGGTCAAGTGTTTGCTTATGTCAATGCGATCAGTCCCCGAGCCGAGTTCCTTGCCGTCTGGCCTCTCGAACACGTCAACACCCGCGCCCTGCTGGAACGAGTAGCGAACCAAACCGCCGCAATCGAATCCAGTTCGATTCCAATCCTCGTGCTCATCGGCGCCACCGCCGTTGTCCCCGTGACCCTTTGACGGTCCGTTTGCATCGGTGTTGCCGCCCCACGCGTATGACACGCCTTGTGAGCGCCCTGCTGCCCCGATGGCACGCAATGACTTGTCGCTGACGGCTTCCGGCTTCGGCAATGCCATGGGAGCACCGATGGCACGTTGTGTGCCATCGGCGTTCTTGCCCGACAGATAGTCTTTCCACGCCTGGTCGCGCGCCGGACCGGGTCCAAGGTTTTGGTCGTATCCGGGCGGGTTGTCGGCCATGGGGATGGTCTTGCCGGGGATCATGGTCGGCTTGGCCCCGTTGGGGTAAGGGGGGTTTCCATCAGCGCCGCCGATCGGGCTGGAGGCGAGGATCGACGGATCGGAGGGCTTGGGCTCGGGCTGTCCGATCTGTGGCCCATCGGCGACCGCACCGCCCGGTGTCGTGATGGCCCTGAGCGCGTCTGCGATCTCCTGGTCGACACCGTCTGCTTTGTGCAGCAACGCTTTCATCTCGTCTTCGAGTTGTTGTTTGGCGAAAGCCTCGTCGGCGCTTTTGGTCGAGCCGCCGGTGTTGATAGTGCCGTCGTTGTTGAGCTTCCAATGGCGCATCTGGCCGTCGTCGCCGAAGTGACCGTTGTTCTCGATGGTCGACTTGAGATAGCGGAACCGGCTCTTGATGCCCAGAACCTCGTCATACAAGGGACGCAGCTTGTCCGCGACAGCCTTGGCCTGATGCCCCTGCTCATCGATATCGACGCGGATCTTGCCGTGGTATGCCCGCCACGCCTCGGCTGTCAGGCCGCCCCAGCTTTCGAGGTTGGCCTGCACGCCATCGAGGGTTTCGCCGAGCTTGACGTGGGACTTGTGAATGCCGTCCATGGTGCCGATCACGTTTTTCAGCCCTTCGGCGTCCCAGTGATCGACGCCGTCGCAGGTGGTCACTTGAAGCCCGCCCGATTCTGCTCGTCCATTGCGACCGCCAGTCCGGTGAACTCCTGCATACCGTCTGCGTGCTGGGTGAGCTGGTGGTGCAGCACGCGCGTCTGGTCGACAAGCGCTTCGTGCGCCTTCTCCAGAGCCGCCTTGGTGGCATCGAGCATCCCGGCGCCTGCTGACGCGAGGGTGTCGTGGTGCCTGCCGTGCTCGGTCTTGGATTGCGTGATGCCATCCAGCAGAAGATTCGCCTGTCGCATCAACGTCTCGGGATGCACGCTAAGCGGTTCTTCAGGCATGAGAGGCCCCCCTCTGATCACGGATATCCGGGAACTATACGTGTAGTTACCGTGCCCCGCCAGAGTCCAACCGTTTGCTACGCAGGAAAATACGGCAGGAACGCATCAAGATGCGCGCGTGCCGCGGTGAGGCAATCAGGGAACTGGCCAAACTTGCCAGATGTGCTATCGACCTTCACGCCGTAAGTACCGAAAGGCGCCGCGATATCGATAGCGCAGGTATCAGTGTTCCCGTCAAAGAGAAAGAAGCTTCGCGCCGGCCGACCACCGATATCGAGCGCCGTCGAGTTCGGATAGGTCTTCTTGTCCATGTCGAGGGTGTAGTTCGACGCAGCTACCGTCACCCCGTAGTCCTCTGGCGCCAAGTATCCGCAGGTGTTGTTTTCGGTCTCTCCGTCACTAGAACGATTCGGCCGCGGCGGGCGTCGATCTAGCTTCTGCTGAGCGATAACGCTCGCCGGGATCTGCTTGCAGGGGTCGTACGAGACGGTCGGCCGCCCCTTGGCGTTGGTAGCGACGGCGGATGTTGTTGCGGTTGTGGTGCTCGCTGCGGTGCTCTGAATACCCGAGTGGCTACACGAGGCCAGCAGGGCGGTTGACAGTGCCGCGACGACCCACGCGTAGCGGCTAGTGGCCATCGCCTGGCTTGAAAGCCCGCGTGTTGTGCTCCTCGGTCTGCTGGTACGCCTTCCGGGCCGCCACGAACAGCGATTTGAATTCCTCGACACGCTCAATGTGCGATTTGAACGTCGCCGCAGCGCTATTGTCCGGAGCGCCGGCCTTATCTTGGAACTTCTTCGCCAGTTGCGCGCCCGACTCGAGGTGATCCTCTGAGAATCCCAGCGGGTGATAACTCAGATTCGTAGCGTCGTCATGCAGTTCTCGCAATGAATCGATGTAGGTATCGCAGGCCTTGATCAGCTCGTTGAACGCTTCATCATCAATATGCAAAGCCAGCTGGCCAGCGTTCGCGCTGTTGATCAGATTCTCGATGCCCATGTCCCCTCCATTCACGACCGCACGCGGCTGGCGGTTGCGGCAATCGTAGGCCAGGGAACAAGCCCTGGCAGGGCCCTTCGCAGTAGATCTTGGTCGAGCACCGCCCACCGCAGTGCGCCCCCAGAACCATGGAGACACGCGTTACCACTCCTGACCTGCACGGGATCTTGTAATCTGCCGCTCAACTACAAACGAGGGGGGCCGAACCGTGTCCAAGCCCAGGCGCATCTGCCTAGCGGTCTCTGCCGCCGCCGCTGCCATACCCGCCAGCATCAGCATCGGGTTCGCCGCGCCGGCCAGCGCGGGCTGCGAAGCAGGACCTTTTGCGCAGTACTGCGACGGCCCGATCAAGGCCGACGGAACCTGGGACCGCTGCTTCACCTCCGCGCCGCAGGCGTTCTCTGGACAGTACGGTCAGGTGGCCGGGTTCATTCCGTCGACTGGCCGCTGTTACCCCGTCGATCCGAACGAGTTTCCCCCAACTCCCCTGGGCCAGCCGCAGTACCACATCTACCCCTAGACCGGCACCGCCGCTGAACAGGGTGGGATCTTGTAAGGTCCCCTCAATCAAACACAGAGGGGGCCAATTTCATGACTGACAAAGCCATTGTTGACTCGTTGACTCTTCGTTTCGTCGGCGAGAACGAAGACGGCTTTGCGCTGCATGAGCTCCGGGCCGCACACGTCGCTGAGGTGCTGCAGGGCTTAGTCGGGCTAACCAGCGATTTCGATAAAGCTGGCGCCTTCCATGACGAAGGCCCGTCTGATTCCGAGGTGCTGGTACGACCCGCGAAAGACGGGTCTTTCCTCATTGAGGTCGTACGGGTGGTGACAGAGAACTGGGATAACGTAAAAGACACGGTAGCGGCGGCCGGGGTTCCATCCCTCGCAACCATCGTCTGGTGGGCGACCAAGTCACAGCGAGCGGACGTGAAAGACTTCACCTACCTCGATAACGGCAACGTGAAGATCACCTGGCAAGACGACACAGCCCAAGAAGTCCCTCCCGCTGTGTGGAAAGAGCTGCAGAAGAACAAGCGCCGCCGCAAGAAGCAGTTGCGACAGATCATGGCCCCGCTCGCCGACTCCCGCGTCACCGAACTTGATGTAGCCGCCCCCGTCGAGGCACACCAGCCCGCGGCACAGGACAAGGCCCCGCAGAAGTTCGTCCTTGAGCGCGCCGACTACGACGCTGTCAGACCAGAGGACGAGATCAAGGAGAGCTCCGAGACCTTTGAGGTAGAGGCTCAGATGTCGGCCATCGATTTCGATGACCCGACCCGATGGAGGGTGAAAACGAAGACTCGAACCCGTAACGTAACTGTCGAAGATGAGAAGTTTCTTGGGCAGGTGGCACGAGGTCTGGCCATTCGCCCGCAAGACATCTTCTGGCTCCAGGTCCGAGAAGACGCAACTGTGAAGAATGGGCGGCTCCGGACTAAGTGGACAGTTGTAAGTGTCGAGAGACATAGGAGGGCAGCCGGTGACGACGAATCACAGGAACACAGCCCGATATCGACTTGATCTTGCCAGCGCGGTGCTGACGTTGATCGGCCTGGTCTTTGGCGCAGTCGCCTACTGGCTGATCGATGCTGAAAGTGCTAACGCGCTGGTTATCATTCCCGCGGTTGTCGCCTTCACAATCGGCATTACCCACCTGAAAAAGCGGGAAGCGCCGCGCGGGTAATCCCTGCTAGGGGACTACCAATAGTTCAATCGCGATGCACGGCTATGGCGATTGGAGCCCTACGGCGACGTCGAACGGGAAGCCTTGGTTCCAGTTCGCCCATGTGCCCGGGAACAAGAACAGGGTGCAGCCGTCAGGTGCTACCTCACGGATGGTCTTCACAGCGTGGTCGACTGCGGTCATGCCGTCCCACAGGGCGTATGCAGGGTCTCCGTACTTGCCGTGCGCGCCGGTCGTGACGAACTTGATCGCATCAAACAGCAGATGCACCAAGTCGGGCAGGATCGCGAACAGTTGCAGCGGATTCAGCGCTGTACCAAACACATTCGTCGGGCCGGTCGTCATCAGTCCAGCTAGCCCCCGCAGCACTCCGGCGAGCGGATCGTCGCTCGGTGCGGCCCCGAGTAGCTGCTGGAATGCCTGCTTCGGGAACTCGGTGAACAGGTAGAGCGCGAATTCCATGGTCAGCTCCGCCCGGGTGAGCACCTGGTAGAGCAGGAACATCAGCCCCCGTGCCCGCGGATACCAGTCGCCGTCGATCGAGTACGACCAGTAGCGGTTCCAAACCCATGGGGGTTGCGGCTGGCCAGAGATACCCCTGCCGGGGTCGTCGCCGAGCAGGCTGCCTTCATCTGGCATCGACGGGTCGCCGAAGGTTGTCACACCGAGCACGTACTCACGCCACTCGGGCGGCATGGCCTCCAGGATCTTGCGCACTGAACCGCCGCCCATGCTGTAGCCGATCAGCCAGATCGGAGTGCCCGCCATCGGCCGGTACAGGCGCATCGCTTCGTCGCGGAAATCATTGGTGGCCTTGACGAAACTATGCGCGGTGGGCGGGTTCAGGAACGCCCGTGAATCAGCCCACACGCCCTGGATCGGGTACAGGGACGGCGCCGGGTAGGTGGGGGCTTCGACATAGGCGCCGATGGCCTTGCGCACGTCGAGGTTCGCCACGCCATCACTACGCAGTGGGGTGGCGATCCCCATGCGCTGCAGCCTCTCCAACTCGCCGGGGTCGTTGTTCATGAACGTGGTGATGTCGATGACCGAAGCCTTGGTGGCCGCGGTGTACTTGCGGTCCAAGATGACGCCGTGCTCGATAGCGCGGCTATTCTTCGGATAGGCGAGCAACAGCCGGCGTTCGATCGGTATCACCGCGTCGGATTCATCACCCTCCCCGTAGCCGATCCACTTCCCGTCAGAGCCGTTCATGCGGCAGCCTTCTCGGCGTCGAGCCACGCCTCGATGTCCTCGGCGGCGACGGCCTTCTTGGTCTTGCTGATGCTGGCCAGCAGCGTCTTGGCGAGCTTGGCGTCTTCCTGCCGGTCCGGGTACTTGCCCGGGTTGTCGGCCGCAGTCGATACCTCCCAGAGCAGCGCGATGGACGGTGTGTGACCTTCCTTGGCAAGGGTGACTACCGCCGTCACGTGCTGGTTGGCGTCGATGGCGCGCGCCAGGTTGGCGCGGGTGTTCACGTTGCCTTCGCCGAGGTGCCGTAGCGGCGAAGCTGACGGGATCGGCGCGTTCTGCGCGCGAACGTAATCCAGGATCTCGCGCTGTTCGGAGTCGGTCAGGGCCATAAGGAAACCTCCTGTGGTGCGGGTGTCGATTTGTCTCTGGACGTCGGTGCGGAAGATGCTCATGTCGATAGCGCCGGGGTCCCACTTGCCCTGCCGCACCCCGGCGGGGCCGAGTTGTGCCCATTCCTTGTGGGAGATAGCGCGTTTCGCCGTCTGGGCGAGCTTGCGTAGGATCGCCGCGAATGCCTTGACCGTGGCCTCGTATTGCACTGGCGGCCAGCCGGTCCGGTGTGGGGCGTTCTCCTGCGGCAGGATCGCGACCTCTACCCCGATCGTCACCGGGTTAGCGTTATCGGTGGGAATCCCAGGCCACGAGCCGACACCGGCATGGTTGGCCTTGCCGATACCGCACACCCATACATCGCCGTTGGGCCGGATCAGCAGGTGCGCGGCCAGCCCCAGCGTCGGATGGAATGCGATCCCTTCCGGCGTCTCGTTGGCGTTGCCGGTGTGATGGAACACCGCGCCCCACAGCACGCCTTGGTCGCCTTCTCCGCGGTCTTTCCAGCCGTCCATCTCGAAGACGCGCAGCCCCTCGGCGCGCAGCACATCGGCCAGCCAGTATGGGTCTCCGCGGAAGCCGGGCGCCGGTGTCAGCACATCTGGGGTGGTCGGCACGGATGGATCAACGGGCCCGCCGGCCAGCGCGCGACGCAGCACCGACCATGCTTCGCCCCAACGCTGCGCATACCGATCCGGGAACGCCGACTTTTGGACCTGCTGCACGACCTGCCCTGCCACGACTGGGTTTCCAGCAGCGCGGCCATAGTCGTCGGGCAGCGCGGCCAAGAACATGTCCGCGGAGTCGGCCAGGGTCATGCGTTTCCTGGCACCGTTAAGGTCGCCGAACAGGCCGCCCCAGCCCCAGGGACGCCCTGGCGCACCAGGACGTGAGACCTGCTGCTGGAAATAGCCCGACGAAAGAGCATCGTCGGATTGCGAGTCGTGGTCGAACTGCTCGGTTTGCGGGTCTGCCGCGTTCCACGGGCACCACCACTGCCGCTGCCCGTTGTCGTCGTCGGCACCGACCTCGACGTCGATGCACATGAGCGCCAAAACGGTGGCGAGTTCGTCCAGACCACGTGCCAGTGACACGGCGTGTACCTCGCAGGCGATCTGCTCGCGGCTGCGCAGCGGGCCGTCGGGCCGGAACCATACGAAGCTCATCGGCCGCCACCGCCAAAGAACGGGATCAGCTGTTCAAGACGTTGCAGCAGTTGACCGAACCGGCCGTCGAACAGGCGGTCGTCGAGGGTGCCGGGGATGGCGTCGGTGAGTTTGTCGACCGATTCGTCGGCCTTGCGCGCGAGCGCGGCGACCTCGGCGCGCACATCCTGGCGAAAATCGTTGAGGAACTTCGTCAACAGCTCATAGACCACCGCCGCGCATTGCTTGCCGATGCTGTCGAACAGCTCCCCGCGCCACTGAGCTATCCGGTCCTTGATCACCATCCGTACTTCCCCTTACCGATATCTGGATCAAAGTTGTCCATGCGGTCACTGACGTAATGGGCTGCACACCAACCAATCCGGAACGAGACCCCGGCCAGCGCGATGTAGAACAGCGGATACTTGACGAGCTGCACGAAGGACCGGGCCGACATCAGCCCATCTCCACGTAGTCAATGGCCGGGCCAAACCTGCGTGGCCCCAAGAGATCCTTGGAACCCTGCACGGAGATGATCAGCGACCGGTTTCCTGTTCCCTTGGGGGCGGTGGCGTTCTCGTCGTTCCACTCTTCGAGCAGGCTGCCGTTGCGGCGGAACGTGTGTACGTTCCCGACGAAGTTGTGCCGGATGACATCGCCAGCGCCGAATGTGCCGATCGTCTTGACCACAGTGTCCACCCCGGCCCTCCGCACGATCCGCAGCGTCGATGAATCCATTTGCACCCCAACACCACCGGTGACAGCATTGTTGGACCCGCGCCCCAGGATCGTGGTTCTACACAGGTCGCCGGTTAGGCTCGGCCCTGACCCCTGGCTGCCGATGCGGAACTCCACATAGCCGTCGTCGCGGTCCAGCGTGGCGACGTAGCGGGCGTGAGCGCCGTTCAGCTGCAGCGAGAGCAGCCCGTCCGGCACTCCGAGGCGGCACACATTGCCGACCACACTGGGCTTATAGCCGTCGACGCTGGGGCTGATCACCCAGTTGACACCGAGATCGCCGTCAGCGCGGTTGAAGTCGTCGCGGATACGGTTCGCTGACCACACCAGGGTTTCGCCGAGATACGCCCGGGTAATGGCCTTCTCGCCAAGCATCATTGCCTTGATAGAGGTGCCGCCGAGGTAGATACCGGGCATCAGTCGCTCAGCAGGTAGAGGACGTTGGGTTCTTTGGTCGTCAGCGCTGTGTAGTCGGTCGAGGTCATGGGCACTGCGTCGAGCTTGATGGCGTTGCCTGCGCTGTCGTGGGCAGTGACAACACCGACGCCGGCCTTGGCTGCGGTGACAGCACCAGCGGCCAGTTGGGGTGTGCCAACGGCAGCGTCGTCGATGTTGACGGCCTTGACGCCCTTCGACGCGATTTTGGGCGATGTGACCGCTCCGGCAGCCAGTTTCGGTTCGGTGACTGCTTCTTCGGCTAGCTTCGCTGTCTTGACCGCGCCGTCATTGAGGGTCGAGGGCGCGACTTCGGCGATCTCCTCACGCATCTCCGGTGCGAGGCGCTGGCCGCGCGGGGCCGACAGGTCGAGATACGGGACCACCTGCGCCACCTTCGCCATGCCGGGCAGGCTAGGGCGGCGGCGTGCAACTACCGGCCGCCGAAAGCCCGCGCGACCGCATCGAAGTTGGCCTCGACCTCGGCCGGATCTTCAAATCCGGGCGGCGGCGTGCGTTTGGCTTGGTATCCGTCGCCGTTCAGTGTCTCGGCGCCGTCTGTGGTCGGCGCGTACAGCCGGTCCAACAGCTGCTCGCGCTCGTGCTTGTCCTTTTCCTCGTTGCCGGTGTGCAGGGCTTCCAGCCACACCTTCTCGGCTTCGTCGATCAGTGCGTGCATGTGCGGCAACTGCCGCATCGGATCGGCGATACCGTCGCCCCGCATCCGGGTCCGAATCGCCCGCCAGTGAGTAGCCGCCATCACACTGAGCGTGATGACGGCCAGGTAGGGCGGGCCGTGCCCCATGTCGCTATCGCGCGGGCAACCCTGCCCATGCTGTCGGCCGGCAGTTCGCCGCCCATCATGGTGACCAAGATGCGTTCGTGCTCGCCGGATTCCAGGTGGTTCTGCAGGAACAGGGTCAGGTAGCCCTGCTTGTCGACAACATCGATCTTGGCGTTCACCGACATGGCCAGCACCGGCACGGCGTTGGGCATCGGCCGGCGCGCCCTGACGACCCCGACACCGGGGACTTCGAGGGGGACGAACGGGCCCGTCTGCGGGGCCAGGTCCGCGTCACCGAGCATGTCGTCGAAACTGTCTGGCGGGTCGTACATGTGAACCTCCGAGACGCAACTACTGGAACGTGCCGGGCACCAGGATTGATGCCGTGATGGAGCGGCCGGCCCAGGACGGTTCCTCCGATGCGACGAACGTGCGTTCCCCTGTCGGCCGCGGCGGGTTCGGCAGCGCGGCCACGGCGCTGCATGCCAGGTTCCCGTCTACGTTCTGCAGTTCCGTCGTCCCGGCCGGCACGGTCTGCGTGAGTGTGGTTTGGAGCGCGTTGTGCGGGATGTAGGACACCAACAGCAGCAGTTGGCCGGCGCGGTCGATCGATGGGCAGATATGGCCGTCGTAGCGTTCCCACCATCTCTTGCGTAGCGACGATGCGAACTGCCAGCCCTCATCGAGTGCCGGGTTGGCGCCGCGCACGGTGATCAGGTGTGCGATGGACTCGGCCAGCAGTCCGTTGCCGAATGTGTAGGAGGCCGGTTCGGTGGCTTTGGCGGCCCGCACGTACACCTTCATGTGGGCGTCTTCCCAGCCGCCGTCGCGGGCGTGGACCTGTGTCCAGCCGGGCTGCTCGGGCTTGATGTCGCTGATGAGCCCGAACTGGTTGGATACCACCGCAATAAGCATGTCGCCCAAGGCAGTGCCCGCAGGCACATCGACGTCGGTGTAGAAGGTGTTGTTCACCGAGTGCTCTATCCCGACAACCGTGGGGGTCGACAAGACAGGTGGCTCACCGATGACCGGGGTGGCGTAGAGATCCAGGCGGGTGCCGCCGGAGATGAAGCCCGACTCGGTGTTTTGGTCACCGCCATCGATCGAGGTGTTCTCCCAAAAGTCCGTCCGGAACCGCACCTCGACCCGCCCGTGGAACGTCTGCCCGGGTGCCACGATGCTCCAGCCGGTCCAGTGCGGCATCAACGGGATGCTGGCGGAGTTCTGCCGGATCTCGCTGACCCCGAATCCGGTACCGAGAGCCAGGATTCCGCCCTTGCCGATGTCGCCGCCGATACCGAACTTGCTGACCTCGGCCATGTCCCACGATGTCGGCACCGCCGCGGTTGCGGTGATATCGCGGCCGTGGAGGGTGAGCAGGTAGCCGCGGGATCGTGCCTGCAACGTCACCTGGGCGCCCTCCCGGGTCACCATGCCGTAAACCGACTGCGGAATAGGTGTGTTGTTCGTCCAGGACACCACGATCGCGTGGACTGCGTCGTTCTTGTTGCCGCCACCTGATGTGTCGTAAGACTTTGACACCGAGGGCACTTCGGCGCCTTTGAGGTGGCGCATCTGCATCCAGGGCTGCGGCGCGATGGCGTCGCCGACGATCGCGAAGTGCTCGCTCATGCCGAACCAATCGGCATCGCGAACGCCAGCAGTCGAGTCCAGCGGGCTTGTGCTTCCCAGCGCGGCTCGAACTCTGAAGGGGTGGTCCATACGCCTGGGGTTTGGACAGCGGCCAGGTATCGGAAGTGCAGGGATTCCTGGGCGTCGAGTTGGCCGACGTTGACCCAGGCTTGGGAGCTGTCTGTGTCTGCGAAGAACCGTCCGAACAGCAGCTTGTCCGCGGCGTTTTCGGGTCGGTCTACCTGTCCCCTGCCGCCGAACGAGTCCTGGATTACCGAGGGAAAGTCGGCTGTGGGCGACTTGCCGACAGCCCAGGACCATGCGTCGTGAATCACTACGGTGCCCGGGTTTTGGGCAACGATGCTGCGGGGCGCGCGAATGACTTGCACGGTGATGTAGATCGGGTCTGGGGTGTTGTTGAAGTAGGTGAGATCACCGTCGATCATGGTCACCGGGTCGGGTGATCGGCTGATCTGCCCGTCTTTCTTGGAGTGCAGGAATCGCTCAGCGACGATGCTAGGGAACCAGTTTCGCCTCATGTCGAGCCCGTTGACGGTGGAGAGCATGTACTCCGAGGTGCACACCTTGATGCTCATCCGGTCACCACATTTCCCTGCTGCGGGAAGGCCCGCATTTCAATGCGCGTCCAGTTCGCGCGGGCCTCGTGCTGCGGCTGATTCTTGTTCGCGTTGTTCGACCACGGCGGCGGGGTCCACACATAGCAGCGGTACCAGAGGTTGAGCGTGGCCCCTGGGTCGATCGGGCCCACCCATTCGTCCATGCTGTTGGCGTCGGCCCAGCGCCACTGCCGGCCGGGGTTGGGCTCGGCGACGCTGTTCGTTCCCAAGTCCCAGGCCGATCCGCACTGTGAGTTGTAGATGCCGGTGGTCACCGGCATCGCAGCATCCGTGTCGACCGCGGTCGTCCATCGGTCGCGGAATTGGATGGCGTTCGGGTTCGAGGTGAGCCAGGACCGCGGCCCGCGCGTGACGCGGATCAGCACCATCTGCGGTAGCGGGGAATCGTTGCGCCAGGACGCTTTCTGGTCGATCAGCAGCTTGCCGGGCAGCGCGATAAGCGGCGCGATGATCGAACCGTCACCGCCCGAGAGTGCCCGGATGTCGACCACAGGGCGTACCAGCGCCCACGGTTGGAGCCGGAGTTGACCGGCCGCATCGGTGGTGAGGTTCTCCCCGATGCAGACGTTCGGCTCGGTGTACTCCGTGATCGGCACGACCGTGAGGCTACGGAGCTGGGGTGAGCGTGGTCGTCAACGTCAGCCCGTTTGCGTCGGGCCAGTCGGCGACGAACGACTCCGTGCGATAAAGCGCCCCAGAACTCGCCGAGACGACCAGCCACGA